ATTGACCAATTTTCGATATTGAAGTCGCTGTCCATCGTTATAGGTGTATGAATAACGTGGACACGCTCTGAGATAGTGCGATGGATAATCTGCATGAGGTTAGCTTGCGTCGCATTAGTCATCTTAAACGTCCAGTGAGCTAACCTCGGTTTGCGGATACTCAGCAGCTTCAAAACTTGAAGCTGTGCTGTTGTAAAATCAGCGATATGCAAGGTGTCCCATGTGAATCGGCGCAAACCGTACGCGTCTTGGCTTGTGACATCTGACCCGCGAGCGCCGGTGACGTAGCTGTTTGTCTGCTGGTCGGCTTTTAGTTGGAAGGAAGTCACGTAGCCGCCTAACGCGTTGTTATTCTTTAGAGTGATAATAGCGACGTTGCCGGAATATCCCGAAACGATACTTGCCACACAATCGGATGAAATATCAGTGCCGGAGCCGTCTGGATTTGTCCAGACGGAATAATCTCCAGGGTCGGGAGGAATAATAGGTACTGGCGTCTGGGGATTCGCTATCTGGTCTCCAGACCCTCGGGCGCAAAGTGTTATAGTCTGCCCTGGGCCGATATATGGCTTATCGTACGCATTATTTAACGTCCAGACAGGAGTGCCAGTAACGACTGTCATAAAGTAGTAATTGAATATGATGTCATTGAGTACGCGGTCTTTGCCGTCGTCGTAGATGCTTTGCTGGTAGTTAAAGCAGATGTCCGACTCAAGATTATTCTGGCGCGAGGCGTACCAGGTTTTGACGATAGGCATTGATGCGCGGAAAGCGTAACTCTCATAGTGCGCGAGCCCGTTTCCGTCTATCCAGTAGAATCCTACGTCGTCCCCCTCGATTTGGTGAATCTCTGTCAAAGCGTCTCTTGTTAGCAACCGCTCTTGTCCTGCTCCGTCTATTGTAAGTAGTAAGCTACCGTCGTCTACGGCGCGATGATAAGGCGAGTAGCCCAGAGCGTCTAAAATCTCATTTACGATATCGCCGGCGTAAGTCGGAGCTGGCGGCGCTGTCTTCATCACAGGGAAGATATATTGACGCTCCATGTCGTCGTAGGCTACCATCGTGCATTCGTTAAGCGTCTGGTCAAGATTAGGCGACCATGTATCAACTCTACCCGTGAACACAGGGCGATAGCCACCAAACTCAAATACTGCTCCACCGACAGCTTGTGCGCTTAATACGCCAAGACCATGCAACGTAGAAGTGTTGAAGGTAGAATCTACTATCGGAGTGATAGGATTGCCTACAATCAACTGGTTATCGACATACACGCGAATCTTATCATTCGCAGCTAATTCTACTATCAGCCAATGAGTAGCCCCAGCATCCCATGAAACAGATTCGCTCCAATGGCTTGGGACGCCTGCTACGATCTTAGCGACATCTATGGAAATATCGCCGCCGACGTTCACTACTCGCGCGATCCAGTAGTTGCTCGAATCGACATAGCGGAATACTACGCCGGGCGGAGTATCGAAAGCTGCCCATGAAGATGGAGCTTGTATGAGCGCTCCAACGTGGCAACAGCTTTCGCCAAAATTCAATACTACAGGCAGAGCGTTGATGCCAGTGACAGGCACAACTCCGTTTGGCGGCGTCGCATATTGCCAGTTAGCTGTGTCGCCAGACCATACTGCGAACGTACTATCGTGGTCTGGTTTGCGAGCTGTTAGCGGATTAGTAGCTACCATACCGCTAAACTGGTCTGCGGGGTAGCCCATGAGCGCCCAAACGTGCTTGCCGGGCAAGAGGTTCGGGTAGATAGCACTGCCAGTATATGTCGGCGTGTATTTCTGTAGGCTGTTGTTAAGCACAGCCGTCAAGCAAGCCGCCTCCGCTTGTTGCTTCAGTAAGTTCTTACCGCGCCCAACAATGTCTAATGTCTGCACGTCAGTAGTGATCTCCGTAGCGTTAGGATATACGAACGACGTGTCTGTAGTGAAATCTACATATACGTGATACGCTGGAGTATGAGATAACGGCGTTGTCATTTAGCCTCCATACGTCGCGGACGCTGCTCCGCCCCTTCTATTGTTCTGCTGCAATAATGGCGTTATCTGCTGCGCAAAGGATCGTAAAGCGTTCTTATCAATCAATGTCCCATAGAGGTTAAAGACAACACTTGATGCTCCGCCACGTCCGCGCTGAGGCACAATAGCCTCCGGCCCTGCCTCCGCCATAATCCCGCGCTTTCCAGTGTGCAAGCCAATCATCGCTGTAGGCTCAGTGACTAAGCCGCCGGAGGCGTGAGGCGCAATCTTATTTCCGATGTCTGAGTTGACGAGCCCTTGCGTAGGTGGAAAGAGAAATTCTGCTAACTTAACAGGGTTTGACAGTTCCTCTTTAATAGTTCTAACACCGTAAGCTAGTCTATCCCAGAACGTAACGCTCTTCTGAGCTAAAGTAGTAGCTTTCGCTTCTACGTCAGATAAGCCTTTATATCCATAGATGCCAATCAAGCTGCGGAGTGACTCTTGGTTCCCGCGAAGGGCTTCGCCAACGTCTTGAGCCGCAGTCGCATAATCTACACCCGTTACTTTCGCTACAATAAAGGCATCTTGAAGCTGCTGCACGCTTAAAGTCGCTCGCCCCGAAGCCTTAGACATAATGCCGTAAGCTTTGTTTACTTGGTTAGCTGTAGCCGCAAATGGAGCCCCAATACTACCAAAGGACGATTTCATCTGGGCATAAGTTTTCTGTGCCGAAGTTCCTAACGTAGAAACAGTAAAAGTTGTCTCTGTGTTGACTTTTGCGACATCTTGCGATGTGGAAATTAGTTCCTTCGCAGCGCCAGCTAAAGTAACTACTCCACCAGCAGCCAAGAGTAGCGTTTTAGATAATCCTATCAATGTGGAGTTAGCAGCTTTCCAATCGGTATTCGACTGTTTAGTCGCTTTGTCTGTCCCTCCGAGCTGTTTCTTCATCTTGTCCAAGTTGGCAGTAGCCTTTTTGAGGTCTTTCGACAACTCATCTCGGAGGGACATTATCATTACCAGGTCGGTTGTTTCTGTTGGCACAATGCCTCCTTACTTTATAGTAGAGCCTGTAGGGTTACCCAGCGTCGCTCCGCGAGATTGTAAGTGTTGCCGTGACTCCTCATATTGCTGCACGATTTTAGAGATAAGCGCGATGGCATCTATCCATAGTCCATCCATCTCGTCAAATTCTCTATAGCTAAGGGCCATTAGGCCATCCTTCATCAGCCAGTATTCTGTCCACACCTCCGCGAGTTCGGATGGGACTTTACCATGCTTTAGGATGGCTCTGGCAAGTTTTTTTCTAGCGCTTTGATCTGCTCCAGTGTGCGCGTGTAAAGTTCGTTCATGCGGGTCAGCACAGCGTCCACCTGCCACGATTCGCGGTTCTCCAGTGTCTTTGCATTGATAGGCTCTGGCCATGACCACTCGGTTGACATTATAATAAGTGTCTGCGCGGTCACAGCATCGTTTAGCGCCATCAAATCAATGACTTCTGTGCTTTCACTACTTGCGCCACTTGTACGTAGATTCTCCAGTAGCTCTTTTTGCGCATTCTTTTTTATCAACTTGCGCATGCCCTGGGTCTGCACCGGCTTGATATTCCACCACTGGTCTTTGCCAAGATTAATCCGAATCGATTCTGCTTCCATGTTGCTCCTCTCTATTTTAGCCATCGTCAGAAGGTTTGGGATGGAGGAGCTTCACCCCTCCCCTTCCAACGACAGCATACTAACTAATTTGTCCCTTTTGCGCATGTGCCATCGACAACCAGTGTCGCCTTGAACGGGACAAGTTCGCCTACTTTCGGCGAGACAACGTAGTCCGATACCCAGCAGTTGCCCGACCACTTGCGCTTGCCCGATCCCGTACCTACCGGCGAGAACACAAACGCGGTTGGTGCAGTTGTGTATTCACGCAAGGCCGCCAATACGGTGTCGGAACCGGTGCTGGCCGTGTCGTCGAAAAAGCCCTCCAGCGTAAGGGTCACGTTGTCGAGCCCCGGTAAATGCTTCCGGCCTGTGTCGCCCAGCGCGGTATGGTCTTGCATCTCGCGCTCTCCAGGCAGTCCGTCAACACTGGTGAGGTCGGCGGATATGTCCCTTACCTGCGATGCTGTATCCACGATGGTGAATACGGAATTTGTACTCATATAGTGTACTGTCGTCATGGTCGAAACCTCCTGAATATTTCTTGAAAAATAAAAGCCCTGTACGGGCGTATTTCCCTAGTTTGTCGGGCCGTTCATTCCGCGATGGTAGCCAGCTTGGTATGTAAAACTCATCGTCGTGCAATCCTTATTTATCCGTAAGCGCACATACTCCCGAAGCGTACCGGTGAAGCTATGGATTGCTTGCGTGGGAACTACACCGCTGAGGGAATAAGCCTCTGATCCGACTGTTGCCCAATCAACATTGTTAGCAGAGTCCTCAAGAAAAACTTGGACACGCGCGTTATTGCCAACGGCTGATATTGCGAATACGTGTATAAACCACGTGCCACCAAGCAAGGATTGGGCCCCGTCGTCAATTGCGGTGCCTGTAGTGCTGCCTGTGGCAGTAGCCTTCGCCCCGAGGCTCTTGACTTGCATCAAGCCACCCTCGATGCCGAAGTTTCCCTTTACAGTTACAAGTTCTGAGACCTTTGAAGGGACTGTATAGTTAGAATTCTCTATAAGTCCGGCAGTTCCTGTCTTTCCAACAGTGTCGAGGTCGGGATAGTTGGAGACGATATCAACAGATGATCCCGCCGCCTCTCGCAGCGCGGCGAATATCGCATCTACTTGCGCTGCGTCGTCGTCGAAGAAGCCATCATAGTTCAGCGAATCGTCTTTAATGCCTTTCTTATGAGTACGACCAGTATTAGTAAAGGTGGAATCGTCTGCCATGACAGAGGCCGCGTTGACTTCCAGTGACGATCCATCGCCGCTGATATCATAACCGTCTACATAGATTCGGGTGTTTTGAGATAAAATATGATTCGTCGCCATCTATTTGCCCCCTAGCCGTTCTGCCGTCATTTGGTTAATCTTGGATACTGTGTCGTCAATTTCACCAGATACCTTCTCGTAAGCTCTCTGCGGATAATCGTTGGGTTTGTTTCCAGGATGGCGAACCCGCTTAGCAAATATCTCTTTCCCACCTATAGAAAAATGAAGTGACTTGGCATCACGTGGGGTTATGTCATGCGGTTTCGTGCCTTCACGGACAAAAAAGCCGTAGCTCACACCATGAGATGTCTTGGCGTTCTGCGTTATCTCAAGCACTTGGTCGCCGCCAGACGAAGTAATACGATGATGAGTGCTCTTCTGTAGCTTACCTGATATTACAGGAGTCTCGGCTTTAATCGCCGGTGTAAGAATCTTGTCGCAAGCCCTCAACGTATCGTTTATCATCGTCAGTCTCAGCGCGGGCTCCGCCTCGAATGCCGCTATAGTTTTCGGCAGCTCCGGCATTGTGATCTTGATTTCAAACGCTGGCATTACGCGCCTGCCCCCTCAAGCACCGTGATATGCTCATGCTCGCGCACTTGCACATGCACTAGTTGTCTGAAATAGTTACTTGACTGCACGCGCATACTGCTTAAATCTTCCGGCATGTCGGCGGTTACTTGCAGAACTCCTGTAGTACCGTTCAGGTTTTGATAGGCCGCCAGAGCATCCATTATTTCATCGGCTTCCGCTTCGATATTAGTCATTACAGCCTGTGGGTCGCCTTCCGATAGGCAATACACATCCACGCCGATTACCCACATGTTTTCGACAGTCTTAGACGCTCCCAGAGTCAAGTCCTTGCGGGTGTGGCCTGGTTGCCTCCAGATAATGACGCACTTCTTCGGCGCGGCGTTAAGCACCTTGTTGTCGTTGACCGACACGTTATCATCGGCATATCCGTCTACCGTCTTAACTACGCTGGCAATTCCTGACATTACAGTAGCGATTGTCATTACGGACTCTCCAAACTGCGGCTTCCGGGGATGTCAGTCATGCCGCGCTTGAAAAAAGGCTCTTTATGAAATCCGGTAACCGGGTCGAGGTTCTGTACTGCGGTCACACGCTGCGTCCTGCGGATTAACCTCTGCATTCCTAGCAGGTCGATAACCTGACCGTCGATGCTCTTCAAGCCATCGTTAAACTGCTTCTTGAATTGATTAGCGCGAGCATTGGGCGCGTCGGCGTCTGACGGATCGATTGCCATACCAGGAACAGCCTGTAAAATCAATGAACACGTTCCAACGATATTGAGAGTTTTTAGGAATCCCTGCACGAGAGGATATGTTGAAAGCATGACTGCGTTTGTTAATATCGAGTATCCCTGATCGGCGAGCTTGGCATGGATCAATGCGGCTATCGTGTCGCACGTCTTCTCGATGTCAGTAATCGAAGGGCTTGTATCACCACCGAAGGTGCGGTTGGCTACAATATCACCGACAAGCACTTGTATATCGGAAGTTGCGCAATATGTGTAAGCATCTACAGTCATTTTTTACTCCAAAAAAAGGGAGGGCGAGTTTCCCCGCCCTCCCAATCGATCTAAGTTGGTACTGCTGTAACTACTATTGTCGTCCCTCCGGCATAAGCTGACGAAGCTACAACGACAGACTTTATGCGATAGAGACTCCCCAGGAAGCCGTTGACGCAAGTATTCCCTGTCAACGTGCCGTCTCCGGGTGTCGCCTGCGTAGTGACTGCTGCATTCGTAAGGTTGTAAGCCTTGCGGGCAGTTGTAGTTGCGAAGCTGAATTGAGCGATGTCAACCCATGTTACGCCGCCGTCCAACGATGTCTGCACGTACACATCGACGGATGTGCCGCCGCTGCCATAAGTGAAGTTTGCCTGTATCGCGAGGCTTACAGGACGCTCCGTAAACGATCCCGGCGTCGTCGCTACTATAGAATAAGCGGATGTGAGGGTCTTGCTTAGGAGTGTTTTCAGTTCTTGTTTAGCAGCCATTCATCTCCCCCTATGCTGTTGCGGTCAGCGTCATACCTTGACCGTTTGTGATAGTACCTGTGGTGCTGAGTGTCCAGTTACCCGCCCACTCATCCCCAGTTGCAGCCTTTAGGTATAGAGAGTTGGAATAGGCGCCTCCCAGTTGGTTATTGGTGATGGTATTGCAGCCGTATCCTGACGACAAATCAATGCCCATCGCCAGCACGGTATTGTATGTGTTGTCGGCGCGGAGGCCGTAGTATTTGATGATATTGTCCGCGATGATGGCGCAGTGAGCACCTAATATGATGGCTGCCCGGCAGGAGTTGAAGGTGTTGCCACGGATTATCCACGAAGCGTACGTAGACACACCGTAGATACCGCAGCCGTAAGGGGATGTGGTGACGTTGTCCATATACAGGAACTCGTTGTCGAGTATCTGAACATTGTCTACCGCAGCGTCAGCATAGATAGCTGCCTGAGAAGTGGCTTGACCTTGGAAGCGGCAACCCTTTATCTTGGTGTAATTTGCGCCAGTGGTCAGCCGGATAGCTGAAGGCAAGCATGTCACAGCAATAGTCAACGTCCCTGTGGTCGATGTAGTGATTACTGTGACTCCTTCTGTAGCAGTAGAAGGCGATACACTGAGCCCTGACAATGCGGCAGATACGCCAGCAGGCAGGGTTAGGGTAAATGTCCCCGCTGTCGCTACAGTCGGCGTATTGCTACCGATGCCTAACGCTACGGGCGAGGCTGCGATTATGCCTGTCTTATTGACAAGAGTACACAGCAACGGCGACGCATTATAGACGGATGGTTTGAACTTGATGTTCTCTACTGAGCAGTTTGCGCCCGATAACTTGAGGGCGTAACCGTCACTGAATCCTGTCCATGTCGCCATAACGGGGCCGTAGCCTACTCCGATGAATCTTATGCCTGCCAGTGTGCAAGCTGCAGCTTCGGTGAAAGCCCCCTGAATAGCGATAGTATCGCCCGCAGCCGCCTTTGTTATCGCGTAGGCGATGGTCAGGAAGGGTGCTGTCGGGTCTTTGCCGTTCGCTGCTGAGTCAATCCCTGTTGAGGAATTGACGTACCATGTAAACCCGAACGGACTGGCCTTTGTATCGACTAATAGTTGGTCGATCTTTACTGAATCTCGTTTATGAAGTGTTATTCTTGCCATTGCAAATATCCTACCTTTCTTCTACTCTTTCGAGCCTTTAAGCTCTACTTCTTCGATTTCTTGCGACTTCTCCGCTTCTTTGGGGAGTTCCTAGGGGTGACAGGCTTCTTGGCCTCTGTGGGCAAGATTAGCGCTACCTGCGGCTGCTTTGGCTGTTCTCGCGGCGTCCCGGCGCGTTCTGGAGCTTCTTTTGCAGTTGCCCCCGCGTTGTACTCGATGAAGCCGCCCATCGCAAGTCCCTCAATGCGAGGATTTCCTTCAGCGATTTCAAGAACGTTGCCCCGCTTGTACTTCACCCCATTCCAGAGAAGTTCCTTTTTTACTATGAAACTTGGCATAATGCTCCTCCTTAAATAAGAAAAGCCGCTCAATGCGGCCCATCTCTTTGATTTACACTGATTGGCGGGCTCCTCAGCCGCCTTTCAGTTGTTTAGTTAGCTAGATGTACAGGCGTTAATCATGTAGCCGTGCGAGCTTGATACGACCTGGATATCGTAATGGGTGAAGACGCGGGTTACGAGTCCACGCAGCCCCTCGTCACGATAGTCCTGGACTGCCCAGGGGAAATTGCCGACCTCATCCCAAATATAGGTGTAGGCGCCGTTGGCCACTCCAAGGGTCGGAGTGTTCCGGCAGAGCAACAGGGCGTTAGTTCCCCATATATCGGCACCGACTTGCGTCTGGCCTTCTGCCGCCGAGTTGTAGCTGGTATCGCCGACTACAATCTCGTCAACCTTGAAGACTGCCGCAAGCAGGTCCTCAGTGAGGATGCCCTTCTGTGTGTACTTGAACTTGTCGAGCAGTAACGGGTGCTCAATGAGCTTCTCCCATGAGCTGACGCCGATGAACATGGTATTCGGGAATTCACCGACGAGGCGCTTTATCGCAAGGCGCCCTGCCTTGACATCCTTGACAGGATCGCTGTTGGCGTAGTCGTCCCACTGGTTAGCACCAGTGAGCGTGACATCGCCAGCGCCCCAAACGCTCGACGTAAAGAGCTTTGCAGCGACAGCGGCCTCAATCTCCATTTGCAGGGAGTTGGTGAGGAACCGCACGTCCATCATTTGTAGGTCCTCCGGCGTCTGTGAGGCGTTGCGAATCGGATCGGGGAGCAGCTTTTCAAAGCCATGCTCTACTGTCTTGTATGTGCCGTTCTCCACTCCATAACCGAGCTTGGTATAAGGAGCGTTCGATGCGCGAACTCCGCCAGTCGGTACACGCATCCAGAAGGAAGGCACATACTTAAAGTATGTGCCGGTCTGTTGCGGTTGCGATGCAAACGGCGCGAGCTTCTCCGCCAGGAACTTCTTGTTGCGACCGGCGATACTGAGGTTGGTAAGAACGGGGTTTACTGGTCTTACATCAAATATGGTTGGCTGTGGCATGTTAAACCTCCTTAAAGGTTATCAGGATTACTGATGGTTGCTCAGGTACGCATTAAAGAGCTGCACCTGTTTGATATCGCCCGCGCTTGCACTTTCGAGAGCGATAGCAATGGTGTAGGCGTTATCGTTCGTCGCAATCGCTTCAGTGAGTGTCACTAAGGCACCAGCTGAATCGACCCCCAGCCGGTCGCCACGCGTCCAGCCTCCAGTGCCGGCGATGGCCTTGCAAACTCCAAACAAAGCGACGTTGGCCGCTAGTCTGGCTGTGGCAGTTCCCTTCGGATTGTCCTGGAGAATACCGAAGGGGCGATCTGTTACCGCTGAGATTGCCGCAACAGTGTACGCAGTGGCAGTATCGAGCCTCACAGCGTAGAACTGCTTGGCACTCAGGTCGGTGATTGTCCCCATTCCGGGGGCCTCAAAAAAGTTTTCACCCCAAGGCATATTTACCTCCTATTAAGTTTATTCCTATGATCGACT